GAGATCGTCGGGTCGGGGTTGGGGCCTTCGGTGACCTCGGAACTGACGGTGACGACGACGGAGTCGGAGGCTGCGTCGCTGCGGTCGTCGAAGACGGTGAGCGTGATGAGGTGGACGCCGCCGGACAAAGCCACCTGGATGACGGGGCGTCTTCCGAGAACGATATTCCCTCTGCTCCAAACGAAGCGGTCAATGAATCCGTCAGGATCGAACGACTGGGACCCGTCCAGCGTGACGGTTTCGCCGGGTCGCACGTTAATTGCGGGCCCGGCGATTGCCAGGGTTCGGGCGAGCGCTTCCTCGGTCGAGAGACCGGCGTCCTCGGACTTGCGGAAGGCACTGACCAGAGAACGCTCAATCAGGGTAGCAGTGTCTGTAACCTCACGCTTGATTTGCTCGAACCCACGAAGAAATCCTGCGCCGTCGTCCGTGCGGCCCTCAAGGCGAGCCTCTTTGATTTTGGACTCTTCAATAGCCAGCCTGCCTGCGTCAATGGCCCCTTCTCGGAACAAGGTGTTCAGCGCAGCTTGCTGCCTAGACAACTCCTCAGTGTTGGGAACCAAGGCTTCCCTTATCCTAAGAAGGGTCAGGGCCGCTGGGTCATTAGCTAGAAGATTGAAATCAACCAACAGGGAGTTGTACTTCTCTTGACTGATTGAATCCTGAGCCAGCAACGAATTCAGCGCGGCCAGCGTTTCCTGTCTCTTACGTGACTCCTCATTGACTTGCAGGAGAATCTGGTCCTCACGGGACAGGGCGTCGATGTTGTCCCTGAGTAGCTTATTGTGTTGTACCTGCGTGATTTGTCCTGTTTGGAACAACAGGTTCGCATCTGCGACGTTGGTAAGCTGCTCTTTCTCTTTTTTATCAAGCTCAGTAAGAAGCTCTACGCGACGTCTACCTGGAGCAAGCAACTTTTCAAGCGCGTCCCCTGCGTTTTTAGCTCCCTCAATGAAGCGCTGGAACCCATCGGTTACACCCTGTTCGAAGGCTCTCTCAAGTTCTTTGTCATTACGAATTCTGTCGGCGAGTTCCTTGATACGCTCAGGCAACGCCTCAGGGTTCTTGACACTTAGGTCAACCAGTACTTCAACAAGCTGCTCCTGGGTGAAGCCTCCAGACTGCCTGAACTTAGAGAGCCTGTCCAAGAGAGAGTTACCATCAAAGTCACTTAATTCAAGCTCAGGCTTAATCTTCAGGTTTTTAGCAAGCTCAATGACTGCGGTCTCGTTTGTTTTCAAGAACTTTTCGCTGGCAATCAGGTTAGCTGACAGTTCCCTGACGACCTTGTTGGCGTCTACACCTTCTCTACGAGCTTTGGCCGCGGCCTGCGACACTGAATCAAGTACAGCCACATTAAACCCACTGAGGTCAGCGGCAATGCCTCTGATTTCCTTTGCCCCAAGGCTGGTGACAGTAGACAGCGTGATGATATTCTCTTGCACATCCTGAGTTCTGCTTCGGAACCTTTCAATCTCATCGTTTGTTTCCTTGAAAGCATTCCTTAGGACCAGGATTGCAGCAGTAGCTGCCGCTGCCGTAATGGCTATAATCCCCAAAGGGGTCAACGCCAGGCTGGCGCTAAGTACACCAGATGCCACGGCCAGGGACCTCATTCCTGCTATAATCTTAGGTATCACGAGGATAGACAGACCTACGCCTGCACCAATGACTATTTCCATATTGTTGGCCAGGAACCTGAACGCCTTCGACAAACCGACGACGGCCGCTGTCACTGCGTCAATGGCCCCAGATTGCTCATTGAACGCCCCAATGAACTCAACCAGGCTGTTCCTGAGCAGCACGAACGCTTGCCCAATAGTGACTGGGATATTGGCGAATCTAGTCTCCAGTTCTTCTCTCGCATTTTGGAACGCGGCAATCATGTCTTGAGCTGTGATGGCCCCAGTGGCCCCCAAGGCGCGAAGCTCGCCCCTGGTGACCTTCAGTTGACGTGCAATGACGTCCGCGACGACCGGAAGCTGTTCCAGGACCGAACGCAGTTCGTCACCACGCAGGGACCCTGACGCAAAGCCCTGCGCGAGCTGGACGATTCCTTTTTCTGCTTCGATTGCGTTAGAGCCACCAATGATTACCGCCTGGTTAATGGACTCAGTAATCTTCAGGGTCTCTTCGTTCTGTACCCCAAGCTCTTTGACACTCAGAGCCAGACGTGAGAAGGTATCCGCCGTTCCACGAACAGCAGACCTACTCCTGTTGGCAATGTTGAAAATCTCTTCTTGGTTTCGAACAAATTCCGCGGACGACTCACTGACGACCTTGATTCTGTTACTTAGATTCTGGAAAGTGTCGGCCAGGTCCACGAGCTGTCTAGCAAGTATCACGGTGGCAAGACCAGCAAATGCTTTTCTAAGCAGACTAACCTTCTTGGTGGTGTCCTCCACCACCTTGCCAGTCTTACGAACGCCCTTCTGGACTTTTTGAAGGCCCTTGGCACGGAATTCAAATACGAAAACTTCCTTGGCCATTGGTTACCTGACAGTCAAGAGTAGTCGGCCGAAAATGTTCACCGTGCGGCGGACAGCGGCCCTGGCGAATGCGGACATGCCGCGGGGAGCCTGGTTACTGGACCCGCGGTCAAGCTGCTGGACGTAGATCACGTTGTTTGTAATGAACAAGCCGCCCTGGGCCAGCGTCCAGGCTGCAATGACTGGCCTCGCTTGGGCAAAGGCGCTGGCCTGCGCCGCCTGGGCGTTGGCTAATCTTACCTTCTCAGATATAGCCTTGGGGGCAGCGTTAATCTTGGCGAACGTGGAAGGGGCACCGACGGACGCAATCCAGTTGGACCGCGCCCGTCCAGTGTCAACCGGGGTTCTTCGCACAAGCTCTTCGTCAGCGTTGGTGGCCGCGGCCTTCATCATCTGTTCGACGTTGTTGGCAAGCCCAATGGCTACCCTATCAAGACGTCGCGCAAACTCTTTTGGGTCATTTGTTGTCCCCACGAGTGCTCCATTCAATGAAGACGTTGTCTAGTTGCCTGACGAAGAAGGTCAGGTCTTCTGCCTGGCATTCATCGAACTCGTTCAACTGTGCGTACTGTGCGATAGCGGTCCAGGGTATATACCCAGTGCTCATTCCCACAGGACGGCAGCTTTGCAGGTCGGTGAATGCGTTGTAGTACAGAAGAAGATATTCGGGTAGCTCAGGGGCGGTTGAGACGAACTCGGGGTATTCCCGTCCCTGGCTGACACACTGCTTTATGATAAGGTCCTCGGCCCCGCGATGCTTGAGGTCATAGAGCAGGTAGTCCGTTAGTTTCCCGCTTCTTCTTCCCGCGCCTGAAAGCGATACAGCTCGGCGCTGGTCGAGATTTTGAGGACGTCTTCCCAAAGCTCAGGCAGGTCTGTGAACAGCTTGATGCAGTTCTCGATGCTGAACTCCATTGGTTCGTCGTTCTCGTCAGTAATGTTTTCCCAGCCCTTGACCACTGTTTCGGCGTACGCCTGCATCAGAATCTTGGACATGACTTCGTTACTGATTAGGCCCTTGTCGATGGCCCTGCGGTGCGGGCGGGAAAGTCGTTCGAGGCATTTGAGATATGCCTTGTTGGACCCTCCAGCCCGCGCCACAAAAATAGTCTCCGTGTCCGAAATGAAGTAAGGAACGCCCTTAGCTTCCATCTCTGGGTCCATCTTGTAAGTGTCGTAGACACCCATCTTCTATCTCCTTCGGGTTGTCCTACTTTACGCAGAAGCGGCAGTAGGCAAGTAGTCAAAAAAGGACATCATTAAAGTATGGTCGAGCGCAGCGTCAACCTTGGCCCCTGTTGCAGCCTCCATTGACAGCGGCAAAGTAATTGCTTCGTTCTGAGACACGTTCGGGCGTCCGTCGCCCAGCGTCAACAGCGGGATATCGAAAGCAATGCCTCCATTGTCCTTGGCGACAATGTAGTCAAGCGTGACGTCCGAGTTGTTCCGCACCGCGGTGGTCGCCACAGTGTCCTGGAAGTATGCGGTGAGTGACCCACCGACTTCGAAGTTTCCAGTAGTGGAACCAATGGACCCAAGAGTACCGACCGCCTTGGCTGGGGTGACACCGTTGTTGATAGTCACCGTCAGCTCGGTCATAAACGCGAACAGCGGCACGGGTGCCTCGTCCGTGTCATCCACGAGCGCCAGGCGGATACGACTGAAGTCGTTGGTAGTGTTGAACGCATCCGCCTCCACCAACGCGGGACGAGTACCGGCTTTCAGGTCAACCGTGCCCGTGCGCTGCTCCATGTCCGTCCCAATGAAGGATAGGTCCGCGGTGATTTTGTCGGCGGTTCCAATGTTGAGCGTGAACTCGTTGGCAATCGCACCCACAAGAAGCTCCGACTGAGTTCCGCCGCCGTCGGGTCCGAGCGACCTCTCGAGCTGGTAGCTTCGGCAGAGCTGGTTGGCAGGCAGCGACTCGTTCTTCAGCACGCGGCCGAAGTATAGCTCGATAAGTTCTGCTGAATTAGTCTCTGTGACCATATCAAGCTCTGATTTATCGAAGGACAACCGGTTGGTCGCAATAGTGCGGACTCGCTTGAACCCATTGTTTGCTGCGTTGGTCGCGAAATCGCTTCCACCGCCGCCAGTAGTGTCCCCACCAATGTACATCCACTCCCCGACGTTTAGTCCGAGCGTGGTGAAGTCCAGTGTGGTGGACGTGAGCGCTGGGAAGGCCGTAGCAGCGTCTACGTCAAGGTCACCCGCGGTGCTTGCATGGCCCACGACGACGAGATTTGCAACTCCCACTGCGGGAGCTTCTGTGACCAGTGAAGAACCCAGCACCTCTACCGTTGTGTCGGAAACAATGGCAGTAACGATGTGAATACCATTGTTAGCAGGGTCCGTGAAGCCTGTTGCCTGAATAATGTCGTTGACTTGGAACCCAG